ATCCACACATGGTTGATCCAAATTATCAACTATGTCAACTATACCACGAGCAAATCCACCAGCACCCGGTATAAGAGTATCAGCCAAATCACCTACTAAACCACTAACAAAGTTAAGTATATTACCACCATGTTCTTCATATTGAACTCCCGCTCTTGGTAATAAAAATTGTGTTGGTGAGATATCCCATGGAGGATGACTATATGTTGGATTTCGCATTTGCGCTTTAACATAACGTCCATACACCAAAACATCTAACGATGTTGAAGCACCTGTAACACCTCTCAATTGATTCAAAACAGATATTGATAAAAATCCAATTTGTGGATATTTAACTCCTCCATAAAGTAATAATGCATTATAAACATGTTCATAAGGAATTAAAAGCTTTTGGTTATTTGTTCCTGAAGCATCTATCATACAATTCAACATAGTGGTTCTTTGTATACGATTCGTTTCAACAGTATGTAATGGTTCAAAATATATAACTAATCTTCCTTCATGAAAATTTGTTCCATTGACCATGATAAATATTTCGATGTCACAATTTAAATATACAAAATTACGATTTATCATATCTTGTGGATTTAGTACAAAATCTTGTGGTATAACATAAGTTTGCATTGTCAAATTTGGTGCAGCATCCATTGGCCAACCAAATTGCCCATTATTCAATAATGTAAATTTATCCGCTTGAGTTGATAACGTCCGTTCAACATCATCATAAACCTCATTCATTAATTCTTTTCCACTTGAAATTTGTCCCTCTTTTAACAAAGAACGAGGAACTTGTCCTTGCGACATAATAGTCGTCTGTTGTAGAGAATCTACTGGGTTGTACTGTTGTGTTTGTAATTTGCTAATGTAGTTATAATCCAAATGGAGAACATCACCCCCATGTGGATAGTATTGAACAGTTTTTATTTCTTCTCCATGTAACTCACGTAGAAGTATTAATCGAAAATCTACATCCTGCTCTACCACTCCAATGTAAGTTTCGTTTTTTATTTTTGTCAAAAATTGTCTTTTTGCAGCTTCATAACTCATTGCATAAAAACTAATTTTTGTTCGTTTCTCCAATTGACCAAGTACATAATCATAATACTTATCATAAATTTTCTTACCATGCATTACTAATTCTAGAAAGTATGATTGTAGTATCATCAACATTGCTACTTCAGCTGACAATGTATCTCTAACCCAATTCAACATCTCATTCAAAACATTAATGTCGATTGGTGCCAAAGCATAAATACCTTGTTCTGGATCAGCTATAAATTTCCGCTTTAAGAATGAAAGATTTTCAATTGAAAAAAAATCTTCCGTTGGAGCTTCTTTTGATTCTGATGTTAAAATAAAACCATATTTCAATAATTCATTTGCAACACTTTTAAGATTAAAAAACATTGCGTCATCAGACACTGTGTGAATATTATCATCACCATAAAAATAAGAAACTATATGATCAGAATAAAAATTTAATGAAATTGGTAAATTATGTTGTTTAGCTAAACCCAAAAAGGCAACTTTAAATACCAATATATTTATCAATGTATTAAATTCAGCTGTACCATATATACCTG